CTTAGGCGATCCTTTTTCCCAGCCTGGACGCTCTTTAAACTCATACTTGAATTCTCTAATGCGTTCAATAATCTCATCACGTTGCGTACCTGCCAATACTTTATTTAGAATTTCTAGCAAGAAGTCTTGAATTACTTTGGGAGTATCACTGCGCTTCAAATCCAAGCCCATGGCCTTGGTCTTGCCAATCTTGCCGTCTACATCCAATCGCTTGCCTTCCAAGTCAATGATGTTCACAGCATACCGCTTCTTGGTAATGAACAAACTGCGGTCAGCAACCAGTTCGCGGCCCGCCTTGATCAGCGAACCCATGTCTCGGGGACAATGGAATGCCTGTTCCATAAAGCCTGGAAAGCTCTCGTTTACTTGGTCTGCAATTGAGTCATACAGTTGGATGCAAGTTTCTTTTGACCATTCCATGCGTCCTTCTGCAACTTCTTTTTCCAGTATGGGCCACGCAGAGAAATAACATGAGTCTGTGTCACCGTAGATAATGGCCTTACCTGTGTGATCATATTCGCCTGTGATGCACTCATTGATGTGAGCATCCATGTGCTTGGCAATCGATCTGCCTGCCAGTGTGGTTGACTGCCCAATGCGCTTGTCAAAGAATCTACAACCCGGATTCAAAATAGCACCATACAAGCTATTCAAGTTAATCTTCTTGACCAACTGACGCTTGTCCCAGAACGCAATCTCTTTAGGATCCTTGGTCTCTTTCTTCTTGGCCTGTAGTTCTTGGCGTTCACGATACCAACGCTCCAGCAAGCCAGGAATAATACCTTTCTTCTCGTAAGTGAGAATGGTACCATTGGCAGTAAGAATCCACGGTTGGTTGCTATCAAATATCATGTGCCAGATTTCCATGGCCGAGTGTACTGACTCTTCGCCACCTTCCCAGTCGATAGTAATTTCTGTACCACGCTGTTGTTCCATCACGGCTGTGTATTCTAAGCTGGCGAACAAACCTTCCCATGCAGCCGCAAAACTTTGCCCCTTGGCCATATTATCTTTAATCAATCGGTCAGTCATGGTCTGCCGCAATTGGCCTACCACAGTTTCTGGACCCATGTTCATGGCACGAATAGCAGATGGGTACAGTGAGTTGATGTCTACTGATCCAATCCACATGTGCAAGCCCTTTTTAGGGTATGCCACATACGCACCTGCGGCCTGTGTGTCGTCATCTGTAAGGCGTTGCTTGCGATTGGGTACAACCATGCCACGCTCGTGTGCTTCATTGATAATGGCCTGTTCAGTCACTGCCACGGCACCCATTGTGGTCTGCAACAACACAGTATTGGCATGTGCCAGTTCATTTGCCAAATCTAAGAAACGCAGTTTCTTGTCTAGCTTGGCAATAATCATTGTGTCTTGGCGATTGTACTCAATGAACTTTTTAAAGTGCTGGTTATACAACTGATCCAGTGTGCCTTCAAACTGTGTTTTGCGTTCACCCAGTTCATATTCGCCAATGGCATCCAAACTGTATGAGTGACGTTCTTCGTATGTGTACTTGCGATACAACTGCATGTAGTCCATATGCACACGACCAATCAAGTCATATGTTTGATTTTCTGCACCAAAGCGTTCAAACATCCTTTGCTTGGGAAACTGTCCCCACAAACAAAAACGTCTAGTGTCGTCCTTGCTGAGTATTCTTGTGGTACGATTCACTGTGTAAGGAATGTCATAGCCTTCTGAGTTCCAGCCTGTTAGCACATCTGCACCTTCGATCACATCCAAGAACATCTTGATCATGTCTTCTTCACGCTCAAACAAGATGGTGTTTTCAAACTCACTCACCAGCTCTTGTGCAGTATCCCAACTCAAATGCTTGGGCGGCACTGCTAGTGTGATCATCTGATCCAGCCAATCTAAATATATAGATATTGCAGTGATGGGATTGAACGGATCTGCCACAGGCGAGAATCCACGCTCTGCATCAAACGCAACTTCAATGTCAAAAAATGCTGTGTGTAATTCAGGAGCATCTTGATCTTTGTAGTTTTCTTCTAGGCATCTAAAGATGGGATTGATGTCAGATTCATACAACTGTTTGCCTGACTGGCTGCGAACTTCCTTGCGAAATTCTTTGTTGTTGCGCGATGAGAATCTATTTACAGGTGTGCCATAGATGCTCTGGAACTTGCCTCTAGGATCGTCGTAGTAGAAGATGTAGTTGGCAGGATATTCCTTGTAGACTCGTTCGCCATTGCGTCGTTCTACAACATGGATGCGATCGTGTTCACGATCAAAAAGTGCGTCAATATAACTCATTGTTCTCCGTTTGTGGCCGGTAAGCCATGATTCATGCTCGTAACGAGAGCGACTCGCAGATATTTATATTAGACAGTGTGTTGATAGCAAATCTTATCATGCTCGATTCAAGTCGTTTGTGATGCAGTGTATGCCAGCGTCCCAAAAATAACGATGCCTAAACGGCGACACATGAACTTCGATACCGTGTCTAGCACAGGCCTGTTCAACTTGATCATTGTGACTGGACACCACAATGTTCTTTTGATCAATCACAAGTATGTTAACATCAAACACAGTTTCGCTGGCATTGCCCACCCAAGACTCAAAGTAATGTTCAACCATGTGTACAAGGTTAGGATCTGATTCAAATCCTGGAATGTTCCAGCGTCCACGATTGTGTTTCATGCTGGCACGAAATTCCGCAGTGTCTGCATAGTCACTTGGCGGCAAGTAAACCACTTCCCATCCAGGGAAGGTGTCTGCATAAGTTGGAACATCTCGTAGGCTAATAATCAACCCAGGTGTGACTGGACAATAGGTAGCATCTCCGTGGCCACCTGCATTCACAATGCGATTGCGTGTGCGAGGAAACAGTTGATTGACTTTGGCCAACAGTTGTGTTTGATCTTCATCATAGCTTTGAGTGGCAAAATACAAGTCTTGACCAATGCGACTCACAAAGCATCCTGACACTACATCAAGATCAGTATGGCGTACTGTGTTGCCTTGCGATAACACATGCTCAATAACGTTTTGATAACAACTCAATTTGGCACGATGTTGTGCAAGATCTTGCTGTTGAAATTTTGGCCAAGTCAGTTCAGTCTGATTGGCGTATGCTCTTTGAGCATGCGAGCTGTTGGGCTGTTGCGGAACCCACAGTTCATCATGAATCATGATGAAATAATCTCTTGGAGTTACAGGTGGTGACACCCAATGATCATGAATTTTCAAAGCACTGAGATCCTCAGGCAGTTGAGGTCGCAACACACGGATTCCGAACTTGTTTTGCAATAGTGCAATAAGGGCTTGATAATCTTGTTCGGTTTCTTCTGCTAACGTTTGAAAACGTTGGCGTGTGTTACGATCTTGGATCCAATGGTAATAGTCCGGCGGGTACGTCATACCGACCACGCATACCTGTAATGGATCCCAGTGTTGAAAAACTTGATAGGTCAAAGAGTTTTACCAACTGTTTCTAAAATAGTTTCCAGGGTTTCGTGATCCTGTTTCTCTTTGCCAAACTCGGCTTTATGTGCCAGCTTAATGGCCTTCTTGAGAATAGCAGGCTTAATTTCTAGCTCTTCGGCCACAGCCTTCACAGTGTCAGTAAGTCCGCCATTGAGAGTTTCAATTTCGTGAAGAACCTGCATGCCTTCGTTGATGATCTGAGTAAGTTTGAGTTTTTGCTCGCCGTTGAATGTTTTGCTGCTCATAGAGCCTCCTAAAACAATATTATATAGATTTAGTTGAAGAAAGTCAATGTATAGTTGCTCGTTTTGGATCATTGGGTAGCGAATCCAATGACCCGGGCAGAAGCCGCCCACTCGGTCCTAAGGCCAGAGTTCTTATGTGCGGCGGATTTGTTTGATTAAGTGGCGGCTTGGATCAAAGTTTTTGCTCCAAGTCAAAGTTTCTGCAACAATCTTCTTCTTTAATTTCTTATTTCCTTTAGCTTCAGTAATACCTGCGGCAGCAGCATTCTTAATAGCTATCAAGTCAGCGGCAGTTCGATCAAATCCTGGTTTGGCCTTTGCAGCATCAGCAGCAGCTTTAATTTTAGCAATGTCAGTCTCGCGACCTGTGTATCCAGGCACCTTGCCGGCAGCTCCTGAACCAGGGGCGTCTGCTGGAGCAGGTGCTGGCTCTGCTGCCGTGACTCCCAGTTGGTTTACAAAACTCAACAAGGCCTTGGCATCTTCTACTGACAGATTGGCCAATTCAACTTGTATATCGTCCCAACTCAATTGGCCACGGCCCACATACTTGGTACCAGCTTGTTTGCCTTTGGAGTAGGCCTGTGACATTCCAGTGAAAGCACCTCTTGTGGCACCAGCAGCAGTTGAGAGCGCACGTGGTGTTGCAGCAATTACGTTTCCTGTGGCTTTCAGAGCTTGTTTGCCCATGTCGTATGCTCGGCTCATTCTGCTTTTGGTTGGTACCACAGGCGCTGCCGGGGCAGGCAAACGTTCTTCCAATGCACCAGCTGCCTTTTTAGACAATATCTGTTTGACTATTTCCAACTGCTTGGCGTCAAGAGCTTGAATGGATTGCACTAAAGGTTTGTTTTGCATCACTTGTGATGCAGCAATTGTGGCATACAACGGATCGCTTGGAGAAATCTTTTGTCCACCAATACTGACTGTTT